TATTATCACTCGAAATTGATAGTACGTGGCCTTACCTTGGATTATGGGGTAGTCCGTTAGGGACGAGGCTTGCGTTTGCGTTTCTTGACTTTGAAGCTGGGATATCTGAAAACGTTGAACCTACGTATAACGATATGGAAGTTATTGGCCGTGCCGAAAATTATAAAACTTTCGGTGGAGCTTCCAATTTAGAGATGTCGCTGACACTTCAGTTTATTGCTCAAGGCGTTTCTGGAAGTGATCTGTTGGAGGCAATTCAATACGAAGTTGTGGACCCGGTTGAGTGGCTTATGGCACTTCGCGTGCCTATTGTGGACGACGCTGGCATTGCACACGCACCTCCGCCTTTATTGCTTACAGTGGGGAAGTTACTAACGATGCGGTGTATTGCTACGAGTGTCGTACCTAAATGGGACGCGCCTATTGACCCCAATACGTTGCAACCCATGGGCGCGTCGGTTGAGTTAACACTTACGAGAGTGCGCACGAACATCCGCAACTTCGAATTCCGTACGTCAAGGAGGTAGAGATGGCGGAGACGATTGGAATCTCAGTTCGGAGCCGGTATAAAGACACCGATGTTTACAGTGGTACGACTGAACCTGAGTTTGGACTATTCACCGAACCGGAGGAATTCGTAGAGGATGATGGGTCTTGGAAGCGGCATCGTGTTTTGCCGCAAGATATCGGAAATCTTGATGCGTTGGCCGTGAGATATTTTGGGATCGGTTATGAGGGTCTGTGGTGGGCTATCGCAATGGCGAATGCGATGATTAATCCTGAAGAGGAAATGGTTGCAGGAGATGTGATTGTGATTCCGTCTCGTGCGCTGGCTGTGAAGTTTATTGCGAGGGCAGGGAAGAATGTCTGACGCGGGCTTGTCTGATAGTTATGCGCCACTTGTATTTGAGCTGGCGATGATTAGCGGATCGAACGTTATCTCGATTCCCGCACACGACTATCTTCAAGCCATTGAGATTGAGATCGTATCCGGTGGGGTATCCGAAGCCGGTGGATGGAAGGGAGCTGTTACGTTATTTGACGAGCATGGTGGTTATTTAGAGGACCTATTGATGGCAGCAGGTCAGACACGCGGAATGCTAGTCAGGTGGGGGTGGGACCGTAACGTTGTCAATCGTTACCCTACGTTCGAAGGTGGCGTGTCTGAATACGAATCTGATTTTTCGATGGAGGGCCTTACACTTCGCGTTGACCATGTACCACGTCCTCTGTTGAAAGCAATACAAGCGCAGCCTGCGATGTCGTTTGCGGAAGGACAAAAGGCTAGTGATATCTTTAAAGAGATCGCAGAGGCGGCTGAATGGGTGACCGTAGATGAAGAAGGTCGCAGTACCGTAGAGGAAACAGACGGCGTACTTGATCAGCCCCTTTCGTATGATAATGAAAGCCACATGCGTTTTGTCCGCGACGTTTTGCGTCCACGGGCAATTAACGCAGATAAAGACGGATACTTTTTCTATTTCGACGAGGATAACGTGGCGCATTTTCACAGTGGGGGGTATTTGGGTTGGTTTGACCCACGTCCTACTTTGGCGGCTAAATACGTATTCGCACGAGACGCAATGGGTCAGGTCATCTCGTTTGCTCCAAAGATGGGTGCGTTATTCCAATCGGTACGTGAGGGTGGGAATGTGATCGCGTCGGCTATTGACTCCATTGCGGGTAGTAGAATTGAGCAGACCGCGAGTCGCGTAAGTGGAACGCCGGGAGGTCGGAACATATCGTTTCAGGATGCCACGTTCATTGACGATTTAGGTGATGCCCCGATGCAGCGTTTATCACTTCCTGCACGTGACGAGGCGGAGCTTAACAGGATGATGGCGGCTCGACACTCACGTTATAAGCAGACCGAGTACACGGCGGAGTTGGAAGTTGTAGGGACGCACGCGGTGCGCGTGATGGACGCTATACAGGTGGATTATATAACCCAGACTGGAGAGATGCACTATTTGTCTGGCGTGTTTATTGTTCACAAGATCGTCCACTCGGTGGGGCGTGGTGAGTGGCGTACGACATTTGAGTTGATGCGTCCAGGGATCGGGGCAAACGTCCCCGGTGCGGTACGGCGCGACGTGGATCGAGAGTCTGACGTGAAAGAAGACGAGGAGACTGAGACCACTACAGGAGGTCGACGATCAAAGTCTGGAAAGGCGCACATTAGGAAGCGGCAGCACCGTATGAAGAATACTTGACTCACGGTCAAGAGGAGCGATTGATGAAAACAGGAATGTACCGAGGAATTATTGAGGACGTTAACGACGCGGAGAAACGAGGTCGTTACCGTATCAGAGTTCTTGGTATACATGAAGACGATTATCCGACGGAGCACCTTCCGTGGGCAGAGACCTGCGGAGTTGGAGGTGCAGGGTGGGGTGACTTTTCACACCTTGAGGTTGGCAATTTGGTGTGGGTTATGTTTGAGCACGGGGACCGGATGCTTCCCGTAGTGATGGGCGGTTGGCTGACGGCTCCAAATGGGGTTAGCGATCTGCCGTCTGAGCAGACCGGAGACTACCCAGCTGATCGGGCACGGTGGGTTAAAAAAGATCGGGTAGGGAACCAGATTACACTCTCCGAAAAGAGCGGCGAGAAAGGTATAACTATCAAAGCAGGGGACGATGTTGAACTTATACTGTCACAGGAAACAAATTCGTGGGTTTTAACTGTAAAAGGCCCGATTACGGTCAACACGGAGGACGCCGTCACAATCGCCGCACAAGGGGCTGTGTCGGTCGAGGGTGACGGGGTAACTATTGAGGCCACTGGCTCAAATACGACCGTCAAAGCCGCGACAAACGTAGCTGTGGAGGCAGGGGGTGATATTCTCCTCGAAGGTGGTGGATTAGCGGCGAATGGTAAGATTGTGACAACCTTGCACAATTGTGCATTTACAGGAGCACCCCACCCCTTTGGGTCATCGAATTGTAAAGCGAGTCTATAATGGCACTGAACGCAACTTCTATTATGAACGCGATAATTGCACAGCTGCCGTCTGAATGGCAAGCAGCATGGACACCGGGAAAGCCGAACTACGATTGGGTTCATAGCATGTGCAGCGGGTTTGTTGTTATGTGGGCTGCTGCGACCGTGACGCCGTCGCCTACGTTCTCACCGGGACCAGTAACGCCGCATTCGCACGCGTTTATATCCGTAGACCCTGCAATCATGTTTGCAGCGTCGCTGGTATATACGCCGCCCGCGCAGGCGTTCACGAATGTGGTTTGTACCCAGACCGCAGCACATATTGCAGCGGGTGTATGGGAGGTGACTTTAAACCCTACTCACATGATTACATATGGTTCGCCGTCAGCGTTAGCCAGTGCAATCGCGAGCGCAGCAGCAGTAACAGGCGTGGGCATCGCTCCATTTTGCAATGCATTCGCAGCGGGTCTGATCAGTGAGGTCACAGCGAACGGACAGCAGACACCATCGATACTGGACGTCCACATTCATTCACCGTTGTCTTGACCGTGAGTCAAGAGGAGAAGATATGACAACACAGCGGGACTTAACAATGCGAGGACTTGGCCTCCCGGCTCTTCAGACTGCGGGGGGTTACTTCACGTCTAAAACTGCGTACGACGTTGCATGGGGTGACCTGATGTACTGCTTATTCACCCCTATTGGAACACGTCCTGGCTTGCGAGGATTTGGGAGCGCGATACCATTACAACTTTACGAGTTTGCGTCTGACGTAACTGATCGGGCAGAATTTTTAGTCAGGGACGCAGCAGAAAAGGATTGTCCTCATATTGTGATCGATTCCGTGATAGTGTCGAGCGACGAGACCACGGTGTCGTTGGATATTTCTTTTCACCTGCGAAGCGATTCAGCGAACGATACCGTTTCGCGGAGAGTAGTGTTGGATCGAAATAGCATAATTGCAGCACTCAAGGAAATTTGACATGACCGATACCAATTTTCGACTGAGTTATACCGCACGCGACTTCGAGAAGATTACCGAAGAGCTACAAGACTTTATTTTGCAGACGCGGCCTGTTCTATGGTCAGACTTTTACGATTCCAATCTGGGACAGGCGTTATTGCAATTCGTTGCGCTCGTAGGCGACATGCTTTCGTATGGACAGGACGCGACCGCAACTACCGTGTTCCTTTCCACAATGCGTCGGTACGAATCAGCTGTGAGGTTTGCCCGCGACATCGGGTATCCTATTCGCACGGCGGCTTCAGCGGAGGCTGAAGTAAACGCGTCGACACTTCCTGCGGCACTTACAGCAAATGGTGGTACCATTGCAGCGGGCGCACGGATTACAGGATTAAATGGGTTGTATTACGAGCTTTTAGACGACGTGGCCATTGCTATTGGGGACACTGAAGTTGACATGTCGTTGTTTGAAGGGTCAAGCCATACTGATACTTATAACACCGTCGACGAAGCGTGGCACGAGGTTAAATCTACAGCAGCGGTGGTTGCATCGAATCCTCTGCAGGACACCAGCTTCGGGTCGTGGCGCGTGTTTGTGGGCAGCACCGCAAACCCCGCAAACGAGTGGACGGAGGTTGATTGGGTATTTGAAGAGGAGTCGGCTACTCAAACTTACGAGACATTATTTGATGGGGACGGATACCTCACGGTACGGTTTGGAGACGGCGTAACCGGAAAGATTCCTGACGATACTATCACGCTGATCTACCGTACTACGAATGGACAAAGCGGGAACGCACCAATAGGATCGGTCCGTGGTCAAATACAGGCGAGTATTACAGGGGGACTAGGAACTGCTTCGCTTACGTTTGAAAACACTACCGAAGCAGCTTCTGGAGGCGACGACCGAGAAACTCTTTCAGAATTGAAAACTAACGTCCCTGCGTATATCAGGAGTGTTGATAAGTTTCTCACACTTAATGATTACAATACAGGATTGGCGCGTATCCCTGGTGTTGCGTTAGGAGTAGCCGACCGGAGCCTTTCATCATACGAAGCGAACGTGGTTATTGTACGCGCATGGAGTTACGAAAACGTCACATTTACCTCAGAGGATACGGGTGCGGGCGTAGAGACTGAAGCGGATTACGTACGTTATCTTCAAATGCCGACGCAGTTGGAAAATGAGGTCGCAGAGTATTTACGGACGCGCACGTTACTGACGGTGCAGAATTCAATAGAGGACGCACACGTCGGGAATATAGATTTGTACTTCAGTGATATCAAATACGACCGCAGATACACAGCTGAGAGTGTCCGCACTGCGGTTACAGAGGCACTTGTAGCTGTATTCGAGAACGGTGACGGCTACATTGTACGACTGTCTGATATTTATGAGGCGTTAGAAAATGTGCCGAGTGTTCAGCACTTCTATATCGACCGGTTGGTCTTTGAGGGGTATAAATCTCCACACGCTACCGGATCGGTTACGTTCGTTAGCGCAGCAAACCCTGTACAAGGCGATTACATCACAATCGACGACGGAGCCACTGTCGGGGTCTTTGAGTTTGTCAACGCATATGGAAACTCAGCGCAGGCGAATGCACTGGAGGTGCTTATCAGTGCAAACGCAGCGGAAACGCTTCGAAATTTCGTCGCCGTTGTCAATGTGAACCTCGTTATCGACGCACAGGAGAACGAGGACGCCCCTGTTACAGATCCTGAGATGTTGCTAGAACACACGCTATCCGGGAGTAAGTGTAACGTCCCGATTACGTTAAACGCAGCAACGCCTGCGAATTATACAATCGTAGGGATGGTGAACGGAGCGGACTCTCCGGTACTCACCATTGAGGATTACCGACGTATCCAAGCACCGTTTACGGACAGATGGCCTGCAGCCGACCCGGATGATTGGGGAGATCTGAGACGCGCAGACTGGGCAGCCTTGTCGACGTACGGGTTAGGGGCGCAGGTACAGCCGACTATACCGAACGGACGGCGTTACACCGCGACGGCAGGCGGCTTATCGGCGGCAATCGAGCCTGTTTGGGGAACCGCCCCTCATGTGGGTGATACGATTGTAGACGGCACGGTGACGTGGACGTGTGCGGAAGAGAAACTTTACGCAGATCACACGCTTGTTGCACCAAACATAGCGACTGGGTTTTATTACCTCCGTGTGGCTGACGGATTGGCAGGATTATCGGAACCTACGTGGCCAACTACATTAGGAGGAACCGTGGCTGACGACGGAAGCCATCCATGGGGCGCGCTTTCCGCGTACATACTCGAGGATTTAGTACAGCCGACCACACCTAACGGTTATCGGTACCAGTGTACTCAAGCAGGTACGACAGCAGCGGGTGAACCGACGTGGCCGACGACTATCGGAGATACCGTGACCGACGGCACTGTGATTTGGAGATGCGAAGCACTTGCGACTTGGCAGTGCGTTCCGCTCAGCGGTTACTACCCTGGCGCACCTTACGCTGACACAGGTGAGTGGGCTGACGCAGGTCAGAAACCGTACGCGCCTTTGCAGGACATTGACGCGTCGTTGTCAGAAAATTTGGTGTACTATGACGGATCCTATCTTTACAACGGCGAAATTTTGTACAATTCTGGTGAAGGAGAAGGTTTGGAAGTACAAGCTTTGAATCTCCGAAGAGTAGTTTTCGGTCTGATTTCCGTCTGATTTTGGGAGGTTTTCCGGCAGAATCTGTTTTTCTGCCCCGTACTGTTCTTAATGTATAGGTGAAATAAGAAGAAGAACAAGAATATCATGTGATGCGTCGTGGCAGACGCCTTGACCGTGAGTCAAGAGGAGTGCAGCGTGACAACTTTTCCACAATCCCATCCAGATTACAGAGCGGAGGTGCTTGGATACCGTCCAGCGTTCCCGATTGTAGTCACGACCGTAGACGCAACGGATCCGGCGTCGGTCGTTGCTGCGAACGTTCCGTACGGTGGACACTTTATCGTGTCGGCGTCGTATACCGGAATTCCAACCGAGACGTTTTACGACAATGGAGCTGGTGCAAACTACATTGGTACGCGGATCGCACCAGCAACACTTCCTGGCCCTGACCGATGGGACTTCCGTGTACCGTTTGAGAACGAGGTAGTCTGGCACGTTACGAGGGCAGGGTCTACGATAGACACGTGGAACGACGAGGGCTTATTGAGGTTCAGGGATTTAGCATGGAAGGTTTACAGGTCGTGGCCGGAACGTGCGCTTAGCGGATCGATGGCGTTTGACGCTTTGGATCCTGACGGGGTGTACCGTTATTATATGCGTATTGTTGGTGCGTTAATGTACGAGCTGGGTTACGATAACAAGGTGATAGGGCAGTTTATCGACCCACGTAAATGTCCTGAGCAGTATTTAGGCTTTTTAGCTGCGCGCACAGGATTGGATTTGGACGTCGATACACCGATTGAATCTCAGCGCATACGTATTGAAAAAGCGGTTCCTGAATACAAGCTGAAAGGACTCTCTTCGGCGGTCACTGCAGCGTTGCACTGGGAAGGGTATGCAGCATATGCATTGGAGGTGTGGTTTAACCCGAGCGTCGTTCAGGTTAATAGCGCGAATCCTTGGACGTTATGGCTTGCGAATACGTATTACGACGTAGGGAAGGTCGTCCGCCCTTCACCAATCACGGCGTCGAAATATTACTTTGTATGTACGACAGCAGGAACGACCGCAGGTGCCGCACCTACATGGCCGATCACGTTACGTACGACGGTAAACGACGGAACAGCGGTCTGGACTGCAATAAGGCCGAACTGGAATGACCCATATTACGCACCGCAGGATATACAGGATTATCTGACCAGTATTGGCTTGATGACCGCGACCCATTCCGACGTGAGCACGCTTTCCGGGTTGAAGGGGGATGACGTCCTTGAGCTCCCGCACGGGTACCTTCGGCAAGTACCGACGTATTACGTACCCTCGAGTCGCGTCTCGATTCACATCACGAACCTCGACGGGTCTCCGGTCGATACTGGATTGACTTACGCCGAGGCACTTGCGTTAAAGAAAGTGATCGCTGGTATCCTTCAGCCTGACATTCTTGCGGCGCACGTAGATATTCACCATTTCTCGACGGATTACGACATCGGCACTGATGGCGTTGAGATGACCGACAGTTTGACATGGACGGAGATACCGTAATGAAGTTTCAGATACACGGCATATTGACGATCACTGAGGTTTTGGAAGATATTCGAAATCCCTTGACCGTGAGTCAAAGGATTGAGGCTATCGCTAGAGGGGACGCATGTGAGGTCGCGCGTAAGAATATGGTCATAAATAACGGCCTGGACGTTATCCGTGCTCTGATAGGTGGGTTTCAAGGGTCTCCGACCGTAGGTGGGTCACCTTATAGCTCGTCGGATTACGCAGATATGTGTGTGCATAAGATGAAGCTGGCCAGCTATGTTGGCACTCCACCGGCTCCTGCAGCTACTGACACGGCGTTGTCCGGAGTTGAGGAGTGGGAGGGGACGGTCGACGCTGTGACGCTGACAGTAAGTTACACGGCGACAGCAGGCGCACCTTCTGTTATCTTCTCAACTATCATCCCGCAGGCGGAGTTGATAGGTGTGACTCTTAAAGAGGAAGGGTTGTTCACAAACGACGACACCCTTTTTGCGCGGACAACGTTCAGCAAGGAGAAGCTGGGAACGTTTGCGTTACAATTTGATCATGAACTGACTGTGGCGAGGGCATAAATATGACAGCAATACCGAATGTACCGATGACTGAGGTTCCTGCAGCGAGTGGGTACGACCCCGTTATAGACGCCTACCCGGACATCCGTAACATTACCGTCGTCGACCGCGTGGCTCCAAATGTGGCAAACCAGCAACCGAAGCAATTGCGTAAGCGTGATGAGACGTTACGCGGGAAGTTAAACCACTGCGTCGAGGCTGTGGACGCCATTGGAGGTAAGACTCCTGCAGGTGCTCCTTACACGACAGATGGTTATCCGATCTATTACGACCGTTTCGGAGGGGGGAGGGCGTACGCGAACCTCGTAATGGGTGACGGTGCGTCAGCCAACTTTAAAGTCACTAACCTCGCAGACCCAACTGTGGCTCGAGATGCAGTTAATAAGCAGTTCATGGAAGCTGCTATTTTGGCTGGGGGTGGGAGTACATCTCAGAGTATTACGGGTGCAGGGTTTATTGTCGACAACGCAGGACGCGCAACAGTTTATCTGACATCCGACGGAGGTTACACTGGTGACGCTACCACGCCTATTGTGGCCGGAACCGTCACTGGACAGTTTTTATGGTTACGGATGGCGGGTGTGAATAATATCACAGTTCAGAACGCAGGTAACTGCCGCCTGAGAGGTGATTGGAAAGGGACGGTACTTTATTACCCGTGGCTGCTCGTTCAGTGGGACGGCACGTATTGGTATGAAGTTGATCGTGGGTGGGGAGGTGACACGTCGGGTGTAACCGACGAGATCGGAGAGAACGCGTTTCTT